GGTTGCGACGCTGCCGATCTGGCTGTCGATCGACTTGAGCGACGCGGCCATGTTGCGCGAATAGGACAGCATCACGGTATCGACGTCCTTCAGGGCGTCGATGGCGTTCCGGATGCTCTCGCTCTTTGCCGATGGATCTCCAAGAACGGTGCCGGTGCCGGTGTTGGTAGGCGCCAGGTTGTTCTTGCCACCACCGCCGAACGAGCCGGCGACCGACACGCCGATCCCGGCCAGCGCGGCGACCGTTGCGGCGCCCGCAGCGATGTTGAGCGGGAAGGGGAGGCTCTTGATGGCGTTGACCACCGCCTCGGTCGCGCCGACGGCGATACGCGCCACACTGTTGGCGATCTTGCTGCCGGTTTCGATCGCATCCTGCGCGATCGCGCGGACGGACATCGCGAACTGGACGAGGCGGAATGCCTTTTCCGCGGTCGTCAGGGCCTGATAGCCGCTTGAGCCTTCCTTGAAGAACCCCTCGGCAGCAGACGCCGCGTCGCCGAATGCCTGGACCTGGGCCCCGGAGGATCGCAGCGCAAAACGCGCGTTTTCGCGTGAGATCTGGTTTTGATCAGCGCCGGCCGCCTTGATTGCCGCAAGATGCTCGGCCTCGGCGCGCGTCCGGTCAGCCTGATAGCTGGCGTAGATCGATGCCATGTCACCGATCGCGCGGCCAGCCTCGCCAAATGCGTCTGCCATACCCTGACCGGCCGACTGCACCTTCCCGGCGATGATGTCCCATTTGTCCGCGGTGAAGGTCAGCGAATCGTTATAGCTGCGCTGCATCGCGCCGAGCCGTTCAGCCTCGTCAGCAACCTTGACCTGCTGCGCAATCCACGCGGCCGCGTCGGCGCCGGTCCAGCCCTTCGACTCCGCTTCCTGAGTAGCGCGCAGGATGGCGAGCGAGTGGACGCGCGCGGCATCAGTCGCGTCGATAAGCTTGATCTCTTCCGCAAGCTCCGCAAGCCGACGGTCGCCGGCTGGCATGGCAAGCTGAATAGCTGCCTTCATCTCGGAATCGGTCAGGCGATCGCGCGCTGCACGCTGATCGTCGAGCGCCTTCGACGCACGCGCGGCGCCATCGACATCCTTCGTCAGCTGGGCTGCCTCGATCGCTGCCAGCAGCGGAAGGTCTGCTATACGATCACGGAGCAGCTCCGCCGCCTTCTCGGCCGGCGTGATACCTGCTGCGACCGATGTATTGACCTGATCCTGAATATCAGCCTGCTCGCGCATCGTTGCGGTGCTCTTGGCGGCATCGGAAACGCGCTGCGCGACGGCTAGGCGGACCTCCCGAGCGACTGCCGCCTCAATGTCACCACGCTGGCGGATTGCCTTGCTCTCGGCCTTCACGCGCGCCTCGGCGATCAGCGCCGCGGCGCCCGAGATGCCATAGGCATCGGCCAACTGATAGAGGTTGCGGATCTGCGCCTCGATCGCTGCGGCGTCGCGCGCCAGCTGCTCGGCATGCTTGTCGATCTTCGGATTCGGGATGTTGTTGTAGCCGATCGACTTTGCGATGCGCTCGCGGGCGTTGTCGATCGCCGCGGTCTTCACGCGCTTGCCGAGCTTTGTCAGATAGGTGTCGGCAGCGGTGTAGGCCGCGCCATAGGTCTTCTCGAGCAATTTGGGATCGCCCTGGCCGATCAGCATTTTGCCAATGCCGAGGGCGCCACCCTTTTCGACCTCGGCGAGATACGCTTTCGTGCCTGCGACGCCTGCATAGATGCCGGCGAGGGTCGAGCGCATATAGGACGTCAGGTCATCAAGGACGCCCTTCACGCCCTTCGACATGCCCTTCATGTCACCTACGAAGTAATCCGAGATGTCCTTGCCGACCACGCTGAACAGGGCCTTGGACGTGTCTGCCCAGGTGATCGTCTCCTCTTTCAGCTTGTACAGCTCGGCCTTGGTCGCATTGGCACCACCGGTGATCTTCCCGAGATCGCGCGTCAGCTGGTCGGACTTGACCCCTTCATTGACCCACCGGTTGAAGAGCGCGAAGCCCGCCCCAGCTGCGGCAAGGCCGATAAGCAACGGCGAGAACCGCAAGGCTAGCACCGCTACCTCCTTGCCGAAGCCGCGCAATCCGCCCTGACCCATCTGGGCGACCTGAAGGATCTGTGCGCCCTGCTGGATGAAGACCTGCATTGGCTTCTGCCCAGTGAGCAGGCCCTGCGTAATATCGGGAAGCTGAACAGCGATGCTCTTCAAAGCGGTCCCGCTCTTCACTGCGGCCCCGGCCATGGCACCGTGCGTCTGCGTCGCGACGTTTGCGCGATCGATCAGCATGCCTTCGGCACGGGCCAGCTCTTCCGCGGATGCACCGGCTGCGGTCATAACGCGACGGGCCTCGACGATCTCGCTGTTCAATCGAGCCTGAGCCGCAGCCGCAGGATCCAGCATAGCTCGCAGCCGTGCCAGCGCTGCGGCATCAGTTGCCGCTGCTTCGGCGTTCACCAACGACTGTTGCTGCCCCCGCAGGCGACCAGCTAGCTCGGTCAGCTTCTCTTGCTCTGCGGCCAGCGCGGCGGTCTCGACTTTCGCAGCCCGGATCTCCTCACGGGTCTTGCCGAACGTTGATGCCTGGCGATCAAGCTGACGAGACAGCGCTTCGCCTGCCTTCTCCGCACTCGCCATTGCCTGACGGGCGGTCTGCATCTCACGTGACGTCGCATTGCCGAACATGACGACATTCGATGTCGCGGCCGAGACGTCGACCATACCGCGGGTCGCGCGTTCGATGCGGGTGGCGTCGGCAAGCACCTTGGCCTCGGTTGAGTCCATCGCGGCTTGCAGCTGCGTCAGACCACCGAAGGAATCGCCGGTGTCGATGACAAAGCCGACCTCAAGCTTCGGGGAGGAGTCGTCCATGGACATGCGTCATCCTCCCCGTTTCATCAGCCCAGCACGGCGCGCAGCTGGGCTTCTTCGATCTCAAGCTCGCGCTGTGTGACCGGCGCCCTCCATGGTGGAGGGCAGTTCTCGCTCTCGGCGACCCGCCCTTCGGCGAGATAGGCTTTCGACAACTCGCGGATCAGCCGCGCTTCCCATGGCTGCAAACGCACGCAGGTGTTGTCCTGCCACGCGGCCAGTTCGCGCGAACTGATCGGGACTGCACCCATTCCGGCCGCCTCGGTTAGGCCCATCTCGATGAGCCAGTCCGTGATATGCGGCGCCGGATTGGGAGGCATTGGCGGATTGATCTTCTTCCGCTTCAGGTCGTCGATCCGGCTTAGCCTCGACACCGCCGCTTCTTCCTTGCCCCGCCTACTGCGGGCATCCGGCTTTGGCGTGGCATGCAGCCACGCCATCTGCCGGACGTAGAGCTTCAGGCCGCCTTCGAGGCGGCGCTGAAGTTTCCCCAGTCGCCGACGAACTTCGCGACCTGCTTGGTGATGAAGCCGAGGCCCTGGTTCGCATATACGGCGCGGTAGAGGTCTTCGCCGGTGACCGGGTCAGCCGCGCCGTCGGGCTGATATTCGAAATTCTCGAAGCCCGCGGTGATCGCGGCGAGATCCTCGGCGGTCTCGGCGACGCGCTCCTCGGGGGTGGCAGCGGTGATCTTGCCGTCATTGTCCTGCATGCGCTTCAGCGCACGCGCCGACTGACGGGATTCGACGACGCCATAAGCCTTGCTGCCCGGGCCATGGACATGGATGCGGACGGGAAGGGTGCGCTCGTCATCGGCGAACAGCAATTCGCCGGCCGGGTTCTTGAGGTGGAGAGCGGCCGTGGCAGCGACGGCGAGCGAGGCGATGTTGAGCTTCATGGAATAAGTCCTTCGCGGGAGGATGGTGCGCCAACCCGGCTCGCGACCCGCGACGACGGGCCGAGCTGGCGCATAAGGACCGGCGTCGCGGGCGCCGGTTAGGGAAGGGTCAGGTGGTCGGCGCAGCGACCTTGACGATCTTGGTGCAGATCTCGATCGTGGGAGCGCCGGTCAGCATGCTGTCGGCGCCATCGGCGGTTTCCGGCATGCCGAAATTGCGGCCACCGAAATAGCGCTTGGCGCCGTCCGAGAAGGTGACACGGAACGAATAGAGCTTCTGGCTCTCGTCGTCGGCCGACGTCTGCATGATCGCCTGGCCGGCGTCGGTGCTGTCGAGCGCCATCGACGGCTGCAGGGCGCCATAGTCGGCCGAGCCCTTATACTTCTGCTTCGCGCCCTTGAGCGGCTGGAATTCGACCTTGGCGAAGCTTGCGCCGATCGAACCGAGCTTCTCGACCTGGCCGACGTCGGTGAAGGTAAGGGCGGCATAGCCAGCGGCGTCGGGAGTC